ATTGAAAATGGCGTTGTTGGCACAGCTAAAACAATTGGCTGCGTCATCAATGGCGGTAATACAAACCCGCCTGGCGTACCGTCCGTTGGAAACGTTGCGGCCGGTGCTGTTGCTGCATTCGATACCGCAATGGCAATCGGTGAAGCGCCCAAATTCAGAAAACTGGCAAAGTTAACTTGGTCGTTTGTTGTATCGTTAATCAAAACCGATGCGTGCGAAGTGTTTGTGACACTTAGCGCATAGGTCTGTCCAGCAGGGCGGATTACGCTTGTGTTGGACATGATTACACCGCCGTGGCTGGCAATGGCCCTTCAGCACGAACAATCTGAAAAACATAAGCGCCAGCAACTGGTGTGGCCGATGCGTTTGTAGCATTAACAATTTGAATGCTCAAAATGCCGGTTGTGTAGCAATCACATTCGCCAGTAATAATGCCTGCCGTTTGCACGCCAACAGCACCAATACAACTAACGATGTCGGTTGTTTGCAAGCCAGGTAATGCAAAAGTTTGTACAGCAGATGTATATGATGCAACAGCTGCGGGAGTAATACTTGGTTGAATATAAAACGAGGATAACGCATTGCCGCGTGAGAGGGTAGTAGATGGCATATCTATTTCCTTAAAAATCCCCCCCGACCGAAGCCGAGAGGGAAATTGGATTAGCTGAAGTCGTAACCGTAGACGTAAACGTCAACAGTAGCGGCTGCGCCTTGGGCTGTACCAACGTTCACATACAGGTTTTGACCAGACTGTGCGGCAGTCGATGCAACAGTACGCTGTGACACAACTGTTGAGCTAGTCAACGCAGACAAGGCAGCGTTAGACACGATTGCAGTACCACCGGCAGCTGGTGCAGTAAACACACCGGCAGCGGCTGTAGTCAAGCTAACAGATGCGTTAGTCATAACCACGTTCGACACAGAGTAAGTCGTCGAGTTGATGATTGGCAGAACGGTATCGCCAGTTGCGTTAACGTTTACGCCTTGAAAATAAGCAAGCAAACGAATTGCCTGATTGCTCACCAAACCTTGTGGATGGTTGGTGTTTACAAATGCTGGGCCTGGATTACTCATGATGATTTCCTTTGAATTTTTGATTAACGGGGGGCGATTAACCCCCCACTAAATTAGGCTGCTACGCGGCAAGCGAGCTCAGGATACAGAGGCGCCCAGCCATACAACACATCAAGGCGAGTCGGGATCGAATCGTTGTTGATAGTGTATTGGCGAACAACACGCATCGAAAGACCGATTTCTTTATCGCTTGCACGGCCTGCAAAGTGAACACCCTCGGGCAACTCTAGGTCAGCTACAGCCAAGGTAAATGCATTGCGATGCATTACGATGTTCTGTGGGCTAACAGTACCTGTGTTGTTGAAAGGAGTCACGACAGCAGTCGATGAAGTCGAAGAAACCGACACGTTTTGGAATTGACCGGCAGTAATGATTGCAGGCGAAACCGTAACCGATGCCGACCCACCCGAAGAAATGGTCACAGGTGCGGTAACAACAAAGTTACGCAGCTTGTTTGAGCCATATGCTTGACGGTTTTGTGGGTTGACAGCGTAAACGTTAGCGATCTGAATCACGTCACCTTGGTTCAATGCGGCAGCAGCAGATGCGGCAGCAATGGTGATCGTTGAGCTTGATGCCCAACCTGAAGTCAACGAACCAGTAAAGGTGGCGGTGTTGGTCGACAGGGTTGCAGATGCATATGAACCAAAAGTCTGGCTCACAACGTTCTGATCCATCTTCCACTTCATACCGGCCGAGTCAACGCCCATCAAACCTTTTTCGTATTGCTCGCTGATTTTGGCAGCAGGCATAAACAGACCTTTCAGACTGTCAACGATAGTGGCTGATGTAAAGGGCTCAACTAAGCATGAACGGCGACCATCGCGTGGAGCACCTTCAGAATCAAGGTAAGCACCGGCGGTCAGATAAGTAATCAAACCAGTTGGAGGCGTACCAGCAGTACCAACGATGTTGGCGGTGTTGTTTTTAGCCATCACCAAACCGTCACGGTCGATTTTGTTGGCGATTGCAGCAACAGCAGGCTTCAGAACACGGTCGCTAAACATATCAAGCGACAATGCCAAGTCTTGGGTCGTAAACTGTGTGTCAACGTGGAATTGTGTCGACAAAGTCACAGGCACAGAAGTCTCGTTGAAATCTTCAACGTTGAGCGCTGGGCCAGTTGTACCGATAAAGCGACCAGGACGACGAACGTTAACAGTTGCACCGATCTTAGCGCCGACAACAGCGAATTGATCGTCATAGTTACGGTCAACTTCACTTGTAAATGTCAGTTCGTTCTCGAGCACCATGAGTGCTTCGTTAGTGATTTTACTAATGGTTAGCAAGTTATTTGCCATGATATTTCCCTTAGATTAAGTAAATTCTATTTACCTGATCTTACCTGCCAATCTTGCTGCTTTCCATTGCTGATACGATCCGTGGAATTGTCCATCGCTATCCACTTTCACATCAACGCCGGAATTTCCGCTTTTCAATGGCTTGATAGGCTCAGGTGCTTTTGATCTTGCAGCAACAGATTTACTTTTAACCTCGGGCTCAGTCTTTTCAAACTTAGCCTCCAGTTTCCCAAGTTCTCGTAAGGCTTTCTGAATCGGCATTGCTGTCAATTCGTTAGCAAACTCTGGATTCTCAGCAAGATGGTATAGGATTCGTGGCCCTACATCACTCTCTAAGATGGCATCCCGCACTTGGTCTGATACTCGGACGTCTGCGGACTGTACCATTTCCTCAAAGTCAGGCAATTCTGCTTTCGCTGCATCTAAGCGCTTTGCCCAAGTCTGAATGACCTGATCTCGTGCCTCTGCTGCCTTGCGTTCTGCGTCTTGCCTATCTCTGTCTGCTAAAGCCTTCTCTGCGGAAAACTCAGCTAGTGCCTTCGCGTACTCAAATGCGTCGGTAAACTGGCTGGGCTGAGGCTCTTGATTCACGTCTGCCTGTTTAGGGCTATTCTGCGTCTCTAGAGCTTTCAAACGGCTTTCTAGTGCTTCCCTTGCTTCGCGTTCTTTAGCGGCCTCTTGCCGCGCTGCTTCACGTTGCTTGGTTAACTCTGAAAACCGCTTTTCCAACTTCGGATTTTTCGGTTTATCTGTTACTTCCGCTTCTTTCTCTGCGTCGTGTTCACTCTGTTCATCTGCCTCGACTTGCGGCTCTGACTCGGTCTCGACCGGATCAGCCTCACTAGGAGCATCTGTTACAGCTAAACCCAACCTTTGGGCATTGAAATCGGCTAAATTTTCACTTGTTACTACATTACTAGCTTCACGTTCTGACATGAGTTGCCTCAAGAGTTTACCCAGTTGTGCCTAACTGGTAAGGTTTGAACAAATTTTAATACTATTTAAGAAAAATCGCTATTAAATTGCACGTTCAATCGCTTCACCAGACGCCGCCCGCAATGAGCGTTCGTCTAATTGAGCAAGCATTAACGCAAATTCGCCTTTAATTTTCTCAATATCGAGCTGAGTTTGCGTTTTAATAATCGTATCGTGCGCCTTAACATCGACATTAAGTTTGGCAATGTCTCTGCGTTCAGCGTCGCGCATTTCAATATCGTGGGCTTTTGCTGTTTGACGCATGAGCTCGCGCTTGGTCTCGGCTTCTTCCTGTGCCTGTTTGATGCTTGCGCCGTATTTCATATCCATCGTCATCGCTTGCAGTTGTTGCTGCAATTGCTCAATGGTTTGTTTAGCGGCTGCTAATTGCATCTGAACCTGAGGCGGTACAGGCGATTTATCGTCAACTTGCGCCATTGGGTTCGCCGCGGCCAATCGGTCGGCAATAATATCAGCGCCAGGGAAGTCCATATTTCTGAAGATTAGATCGCCGGCCTGAGTCATCAATGCGGGATCGGCAGTTAATAGCGTCATCATTGCGTCGACTGCCTCGGCACGCTTGGAGTTATAGCCTGGGCCTGTGTCCATTACAACGTCGTATTCGCCAACCGTTACGTCATTTAATACTTTAGCCACGCCTTGTTCGTCTTGACCTTGCTCGTTTAGCGTCACCAGTTCAGGCTGACCGTCCGCGCCAATGATCCGCATCACACGTTCGGTATCGTAAATCTTAGGAATCAGATCGAGCAAAATCTTACCTGTCCAACGAATCGACCTGGTCAAATTGTCGTAATAGTGGAAATTGGTCATGTCCACTTGCTGCTGCTGACCGTTGATCGCTTTGCCCGATTGATTACCGTTTGGCAGTTGCGATGGGTCGTAAATACCAATCACAGCCATCAAATCAGCATTCATACCAGCAGCTGCGGCCATTGCACCGGCAGGTGGTGGTTCAGGCTGCAATCTGGTTGGTGGTGGAGCTGTGCGACCATCAATGTCGGTCTGTTTGTAGCGCAATACTGGCGTAGCTTTAATGTTAGCCTGCGCCCATTCATTCTCATGTCCTTCGTCTTGGCCTTCAGCAAGCAACCATTTAGCCTTGGGTGCGAGTGCGACCGACTCGGTCATACTGGTTGCCCAATAGTTATACATTCGCGCAGGGTCTTTAGCCATACGCACCAAGCCAAACTTCTTACGCTTGCTCTCAACCACTAACTGCTGACCGTAGATCGGCACGATTGGGATATATTTACCCGCCCAAACGCCTTCTTCGAGGATTTCCATTGCGGTCAACTTGCACCACTTAATCTCTTTCTTCCATGTCTCACGGCGCGAGATTTCCTCGATGCCTGCCGCGGCCATCGCTTCTTTGCTTGGCAGATCATCCTCGTAAACGTGCGTACCGTCGGACAATAGGATTAGTTTAGTGCGCTTGCGTTCTGTATAAAAGAATTCGGCAATCCGAATATCCTCTTTCATTACCCATTCAGCGTTCGAGTCGCCCGTACCGCGAGCGTTAAAGTTACCGCCATCGTCTGCATCCGGATACATTGACCGGAATACATCCTTGCTTACAACCTCGGTAATCAAGCATTTTTCAGCATCAGAACCGTCAGGCATAATCGAGTTAGGATCAAAATAGACAGTAAAAGGATTGGATATACGACGAATGTAAATCTCTTGATCGAACGAATCTTCGCGTACATAGTCTGTATCTATCCTCCAGTAACCCCAACCCATACGCACAGCAAAATCAAAAGCGTTATCGTAAGCGTCGTCCGCATCTGAATTGACCTCGATGTGTCTGCAAATGCCTGTAATGATCTCGGCGACCTTGGCATCTGACTGGTTATTCATCCCATGCACTTTGATGCGTGGCCGCTGCTGGCGCTGCTGATTGGTAATTTGTCTAACGTATGCATCGACCTTATTGATGGTCAGGCATGGGCGAGACTCAAGGCCGCGGGAGTTTTGCACTTCAACTGGCCATTGGTCGCCAGCTGCAAACTTTAAATCTTCGAGCGCCTCGGAGCGATTGTTGGAATCCGCGTCGCTGACTAATCGTAGGAATTTCTTAGCATCCTCGATGCGTCCGTCGTTTTCTAGATCATCAGCCATTTTTAGCCCATCCAATTGCCAGGTGCAGAGTATGTGTGTTTCACCACACGTTTTTCTTTAGTTTCAGTAACCATTAACCCAATATATCTAAACGCATCAGCGCCGTGGCTATATGAGTCATGCACAGGCGTTTTGCTGAATTGCTTGCTATCTGGGTCAACTTCGTATCGGTAATGTCTTAAACATTGTAATCCATCGTGGCAATTTTCCCTATCAAACCAACAGTTTGTAAAGATTGTTCTCGCCGCGTTAATAGAATCGGCAATTGGCGTTTTGCCGATAATTCTTGTTTTATATCCCGCGTTTCGTACGATTTCCTCAATGGTTCGACCAGCTGCTGCGAGGGTTTTGTTTTGGGCATCGTGAGGCAACCACAGCGTGTCATATATGTATCCATAGGTTTGCATCTGCGCTAAATACCAAGAAATCGTTTGTTGGCTGCTTTCCATGTACCGAATTAGCCGTGTTTCCATGCCAATAAATTGCACAAACCAAATGGCGGTCGAGTCAGCCCAGCCCAAGTCAAAGACTGCGTGTACAGGTTTCATTGGGTCATAATTGACCTTAGTAATGCGGCCCTGCAACTCAGCTAGTTGCATCTCTCGAGCAAATACTGCGCCATCAACCGTCTGGCGGCAAACGCCTTCCCAAACCGTGTTGTATGACTCTTGGTCGCGCTGCTGAAGTGATCGACGCTCTAGGTCTAGGGTTTGCGGAAACCACGGATTGTCAGCCCAACCGATCTTTTGAACGATGCAATCCTCGGGTGGCCGCAGCACAAACCGTTGATACGTTTCATCAGACTCCAGTTCCGGATTAAAAGTTACCCATATTTCGGAGTTTTGCTTACGAATGGTTGGTATCAGTACATCCCACGATCTTTTCGAGACTGTTTGAGCTTCCTCAACCCAACAAATATCGACACCTTCAAACGACTTAATATTCGTAACATTGTTCTTTAAGCCTGCAAATGCAATCTCTGTGCCATTTTTGCCACGGATTGATGTTTGAGTGATTTCATAGAAACTTG